TTCCATCAGCTCTTCTGATCGTTTTTTATAAACTAACGACCCCTTAGAGAGAAGAAAACCGTCATCACTTTTACTAGGAGCAGAAATATCTTCCTTTCCTTCGAGGTAGGATGTGACCCATGTGTACAATTCACGTCTATCACCTTTTTTAAGACGCTCGTATGTCTCCTTCGCTATGTATTGTAATTGAATTAACGCGTAACAAAAAAGCATACCTATTGAACCTAAAACATCAGTGAAAGGATTACCAGAAACTAAACCCGGGTAACAATCGGGTTTACGCCAATCACCAACCATGAATCCACCTTCACCAGGGGCAATTCCAGGAACATAAGTTGCAGTTCTTAAGGAATTCTCAAGTGTCTTGATCCACCAAGATTCATAAACCAACCCTTTCAGAGTGGATTTAATCTCAGGCATGAATAACTTGATCGCCCAAAGGAGATCGTGATCAGCCACGTCTACAGCAATAGCTGAATCCCAAGAAGAGAATTTCTCTTGTTTTTGATTCACAGTCGTATGATGTAAAGTATGAGAAAAACGACGATAAGCCGACTTTCGGACACTTTGAGCTACACCCAACAAAAGTTGCTGATAACCGAAAGACTGAGCATAAGCTACTCGTCTTCTAGTACAAAAGAATCTATCCTTAAGTTCTAAGAATTGACTTCCCCAAATAGACACGTCTTTGGAAGCTGGAACCTGACCACCTGATTGGCCACCACTGACAGCAAATTCTGGTGTACCTACCCCTCTTTCTTTAGCGGTACGTTTACCTTTTTCGTCAATCGTGACTTTATCAGTCATTTGATCTCTGAATATAGCTATATTAGGGGCACAAACTTTGTAAAGTCTGAAAGCGGTGTCAAGGTCATCCTTCTCGATAAGAGTTGCGATTTGATCAATGTTGTCCATCGTCTCAATAAATATCTTTCTCTTCTCAACTACGTCTGTTATACGGTCAGGAATACCAGTAGTGGTACCATCTTTAATAGTAACACTTACAGTAGGAAGATCTTCAAAGAACTTTTCTACAATCACGCTAAATAAATTCTTATCGAAATCATCAGCCCAATTGTTAGACAAACTCTTCTGCAATCTAAGACTTGAATTGTCGTACATTGGTGTGGTAGCACGACCCATTGGCATTCCAGGAATGTGTAGAAGTCCATTGAAATTACCTCTAACTCCATTACCAGATACACGACCCAAACTATCCATTGTGACCGGAAGTTCAGAGTTCATCATGAGTGCGTTCGCCTCACACATCATTAAAGACTCTGGGTCTAATGCGTGATAACCAGGTTGCGGATCTAAGTACTGAGGACCATACTTTCGAACTGCGGAAGTTGCCTTATTACCAGGGAACAACATTGCTACATGATCATCAGCTAACGTACCAACTTTGCCAACACCGTGAGTCTTTTGCAACTTCAAAATTTCTTTAATAAAACTTTGTTTTATAGGCTGCATGAGAATCCCCTAATTAGAGAGTTTAGTGGGATCACTTACGGATACTTCGTCTCCATCTTTAGATAAGGAGGTTTCTTCCTCATCTACCTCGTCGGTATCACGAGTTAGCGAAAACATACTCTTCAACTTCTTAGTTCCGTTGGTATTGGCTGAATCAGCGTTAGTGCTACGTCTGTTTGGTAAAGAACGAGCTTCAGCTTCTTCAGTATTTGAAGCGGTTACACCACTTTTGAGAAGCGCCGGCTCAATAGTCATCCAATCAACTGGTGCCATAGCGTGGGCTTCACTCATCCACGTTGGGGTTTGAGCGTGACCAGGTACGTTAAAAACAACCGTCGGTAGAGTTGAATCAGGTGTCAACTCATGGACGTTACGAAGGAATTTAGTCATCAATGAATCGTTAAGACGAATAGATTGCATTGACCCAGGTTCATACATTTTAATCATTTCGTAAAGTGTTGGAGGGTCTATGATCTCACCTCCAGCACGCTTCATGATTGCTTCAGTTGTTGTAGCTTCGTCTTTTTTAGACGGAATGATATAAATAGGCATTTAAGCCTCCTTTTTATTTTAAAGATTGACGATCTCGTCAGAGG